CCCTCGGCGCTCATGTCGGGGCGAGGATCGCGAATCGGTAGCGGGTCGGGCGGGACGGCGTAGGAGCGGAGTTGTTCTTGGGGCAGATCGGTACAGCGGGGGCAAACAAGGATGCGGCGGTTGACGAGTTGATTGCCAGACCATTCATACTGCCATGTCAAGTCTACGTGGTTCCATCTGAAACCACACCGATCGCATAGAGCGAACGCGGATGGACTACGGGGATTGACCCGAGCACGCCCGTTTGCTCCTGAAGGATACCCGCCCATCACATCCTCGTATAACGCTGCAAGCCCGGCGTCACATACAGAACCGGGTTCTCATTCTCCTGTGCATTCAGCCGCCCATACGACTTCATCGCCACCGCTTCCAGTGCCGCGAACTTGTCCGGGGCATAAGTCAGCGCCAACTTCGCCGCCAAAGCATCCACGAAGGCGCTCAGGGAGCGGTATGGAAGCGTGGTCTGCGCGGCTCCCGACAGCGCGGCGTCATCATCACGATACACGCCGTAGTAGTGGAGAACATACGAGGCGTTGCCATCTGGGGTCGGGTAGAGGGACAGCACCACAGGCTCGGTTCGGTCAGCCCAATAGACGGTCGGGGGCGCCTGCTCGGCCTTGTTGGGGTAGCTGGCGTATTCCGACCGCGCCACCGGGTAGATGATCCGGTCGGTGCTAGTGCCCTGATACGTGACGGTCAGATAGCAGTCCAGCACCAGCAACAGGTTCGCCGGCAGCGTGTAGGCGGTGGTTCCCTGAACCAACGGAACGCTGGCGAGGACGACTTGCCACAACTGGGGCTCATCACCACTCCAGTCCACATTGACGAGGTTCGCCGCCATGGCGACATCGGCAAGATGCCCGACCGTGATCTCGGGGCGTCGGACGCCACAGCGCCCCAGCGCGAAGGCACCGATGCTGCCGAGGTCAGGATTCCACGAAGTAGCCATGCCGCCGGTATCCTACCTGGCGGACATGCCCTGCAATACTGCAAAGCGAGCGTTGCCGCCGGAAAGAGCCGAGAAAATTACGCGCAGTCCTCGGATCGGGAACGTGTAGAAGCCTCCGGCCGATGCCGTTTGGGCTGAACCGTTGGTCGGATCGGCCAGCCAGATCGGCGTCCACGCCGCCGAGCCGTACTGGTCAATCTGCTGGTTCACGTCATCCAGCGTATAGGACACCGTATAGGTGCCCGCCGCCCCCGACGCAAACTCAACCCCATAGGACAGGTTGAACGGCGACTGCATCCAGTCGGGGTAGAAGACGTAGGTGCCGGTAGCGGTGATGAGCGTGTAGGATGGGTTTGCCACCTACCCCTCCTTTATGCCGGGGAACTTGCGATGCACCGCTGCCCGGACCCTGGCTTTCTCTTCCGGTGAGCCGCGCTGCGAGACGCGGGCCAAAGCATTACGCCCGTGGCTCTCGTCCGGAATTGGGTAACTACCGGCTCCGGCGCCTTTCGGTCCGTTGCCGTGTCCGGGAAGTGCAAAGTCAGACGACGGAAGGTCTTGCCGTTCCTCGGCATCGAGGCGACCGCCTTTCGCCTTCCCCGGACGATCTGGCCGACCACCCCGAGCGCAGCCCTCAACGCCGCCGCCACGCTTTCGCTTTTTGGCAGCGGCGTCAATCCAGCCCTGTGCCGGATGGGTCATCAGTCGTCCTCGCGGTCTTCCTTGTAGCCCTTGCCCATGCCCTCGGGAGCCTCCAGGCGCGAGGCCGAGGTCATCGGATGGCTGTCCGAGCCGACCGATCCGCCGGCCTTGCGGCCTGGCCGGTTCCCGTGGTGTTTGGGGGCGTTGCCGTGAATCATGGTCGGCATCTTGCCCTTCTTCATCACGGCGCCACCGCGCTTGCGACGTTCGGCCTCTTCCTCGGTCTTCGAGTCCTTGCCGGCGTAGACCTCTTCCTTCGGGGCCTTTTCGTCGTCCCCGATCTTGCCGCCCTTGGCCTTGCAGACCTTGCCGCCGCGCTTGCGCTCTTCGGCCTCGTGACGCTCTTTGCTCATTTTTCAGTTCCCTTACAGAACCAGTGACTTGCCGCCGCCAGGAGCGGAGACGGCGCCCATGTCGATGAACACGCTGTTGCTCGGGGTGGTTTCCCAAGCCGTCACGCCGAACGACGTGCAGCCCTTGCGAGCCAGCACGCCACCGCCTGCCGTGGCGCTGACGTTGAACGCCTGCGCCATCGCCGTTCCGCCGCTCAGGACAGAACTCAGGAAGGCCGTCCCCTCGATGACGAGTTCACGGTCGATGCCGTTGTTGCCGATCAAGATGTGGCTCGATGCCCCGCCAGACGATCCCAAGAGCGAGTCGAACACGCTGTCACGAATGATGACGCGCGGACATCCCCCAGCAATCTCCATCGTGTAGTTGGTGGCGTTGCGGGTGGTCGTGTTGCCGCCGAAGACGCAGTTCACGAACGTCGTCTCTCCGACATTGTTGTTCAGCTTGATCGCCCGGGCACCGGTCAGGTTGGCCGTCCCGGTCGTGGTTGTGTTGTCGCCAAAGCCAAGGAACTCGCAGTTCAGATAGGTGCTGCGGCCGCCATCATCCTCCCAGTTCACCAGCGCCGCAGCCGTATTGCTGAAGCCATAGAACGACTGGAGGTTGGCGAACAGGCAGCCGGCTCCCGTGACCTTGACCAACTGGTTAAAGCCGGCGGTCCCGGCCAGCGAACTGGTCGGCGCGATGCGGGCGCGCTTGCCATACATGCCCGGCGAACACATGCCGATGAGATGGACCTGATTTTTCGCCCACAGCAGCGTGGACGACTGATAGGCGCTGCCGGCGCCGGTGGCCGCGCCACCGCCCTTGAACAGCACGACATCATCATTGTCAGCCACCGCCTGCGCCTGCGCCTGGGCAAGCGTCTGAAACGGGTTGCTGGCGGAACCGGAATTGCCGTCCGACCCCTTTACGGGATCGACGAACCAATAGTTCCCGGTGAAGAACGCCGGCAGGCCGGCAATCCCCATCGTGGGGACGCCCGCGACCTGCAAGCCAGAGAGATGGGAAACGCCCATTACGCACTCCTTTTCATCTGCACCAAGCTCAAGGTGCGGTTACGTTCAAGGTAGTCGGCCGCGGCACGAAGGCGCGTGGGGTCGTCAAGCGAGTAACCGAGTGACGTGTTGCACCTGCTGCACAACAATCCCCTCACGGTGCCGGTATCGTGGTCGTGGTCAACCGACAAGAGCCTCGTCTTTCCGTGTCGCCTTTGTGTTTCAGGACGCCCACAAACAGCACAAACGCCACCCTGTTTGAGCAGCAAGGCGTCGTAATCCGCCATCGTCATTCCCTGATAGCGCGATAGATTGGCTATGCGCTGTGCATCCGGGTTGTTTTCGTGGTAGCGATCATAGTGCTCAGCCGAAGTCCGCGCCAACCGCAAGTTTGAGAGCCTTCGATCCCGAGGATTGTTGTTATCGAACTTGACGCGCTGCCCATCTGGGATTGACCCGTAGGAGTAAATCCACGCAAGGCGCTGCGCCGCATGAGTGATGCCATCAACTCGGATCACCCAATAACCAGCATCCATGCTGCCGGCCGGCTTGGATAGCGTGCGCCCCTTGCCGGATTCTCTCCAGAAGAAATTGCCAGTGTTAGGTTCGTAGGAGAACAGTTCACACAACCTTTCCTGCGTCACATCCTTGCGACCAAAGGTTTCATCCCGGGTGCGTTTTGTGGCCGCAGCCTTGGCGATCTTTTCCGCAAACCGTTCTGAGTTCGGCTTTGAAAGCCGAAGGTTGTCGATTCGCACGTCGTTCGAATCGCCGTTGCAAAAACGCAGCACCGTCGCCGGCCACTCACCGTGAACATAGAACCACGCCAGCCGCGAAGCGGGATAGATTTTCTTGTCGATCGTTACACCGTAGCAGTTGGACCGAACGCAACCCGCCCGACGCCCAACAAGCTGGCGGCCTGCGGCGGCAAGCCATGTGAACTCTCCAGTCTCGGGGTCGTACGAAACCAGAGCAGTTAGCCGTTCGTGGGTTAGCATCATATCTACCTCGGTGCAGCGGGACACTTGATTGTGCCCCACTGACACCGTTGTAGCACTGACGACTGGTAACGGCAAGATATTTGTATACCCTACAAACACGCCGCCATCCCCGTTTCTATCTGGTATCGGATGTGCCATAATACCCAATGTTATCAGGTAGCTGGCGTCGAACCGAACAAAGCCCTCGGGTTATAGTAGCCAGTGAAGAACCGGGAATATCCTTTCACGAGCAGGTTATCGGTAATGAAATCCACTTCCATCGACATCTCGAACGCTTCCCGCTCCAGGAAGATGAGGCCGGGGATAGTGGTCATCACGAACCAGTAGGTGCTGCTGGTCAGGAAGTCCAACACCTCGTAACCGTCCGGAAGCGAGCCGGTGACACGCATGGCGTTGGCGTCGTTGTCGGACGTGCCGGGGCGCAGGGTGGTGTGCCACAGGCGCGCGGCGACCCATTCAAGGGCCGGCGGAACCAGCAGCTTCTTGCCGCGGGCGAAAATCTTCAGGTTCGCCTGGTCTCGGAAGTTGACGCGGACGTTGGTCAACGCCTGCAACAGCGAGGCTTCCGACAGGTCAAGTTGCGTCGAGAAGGTATTCGCGTAGGTGCCGCCGTCGATGGGATGCGCCGTAGACAGAAGCGCCACGCCGTCGCCGCCGACGTTCGGGTTGTAGGTCGTCGCGCTGTTCAGCACGTTCGCGGCGTAGATTTCCTCGGCCTGCTCGAAGCTGTTTTGGAGGCCCAGATTGGACGCCGGGAATTGCGACTCGTACAGGTTGTCGGCGATGGCCTTGCGGGTGATCGCGTAGCCCAGACCGACTTCCCATGCCTCGTGGTTGAAGATGAACCGCTCGCCGGCGTTGTTGTCCATTGCCGTCGCGCCGCCCTCGAACTTCAACTGCGGCAGAGAGACGTACCGCACTTCGGCGGTGCGCTCGATCCCCATCTTGGAGGTGCCGCGCTCCAAGAATTTCGGCCACTGCCGAGGGATCATCTTGTACTTGCCTTCGATCCCGCGCAGCCCCGGGCGGGTCAGGTCGTAGAGGGCCGCTACATTGATTGCCATTTTCTATGCCCCCTTAGATGCCGGTCGTGCCAGCGGCACGGTCGGTGCTGTTCATCTTCACGACGGCCCAGTTATAGACGGTCGTGTTGTCGGCGCCGTTGGCGCCCGGAAGGGCGGTGGTGCTGTAGAGGTCCATGATCTTGAACGGCAGCGCCGAGGATGTCGTGACGTTGGAATCGTCGATCACGTAGCTGCTGATCCCCGTTGCGGTGTTGCCGCCGGCACCGGCGTTGAACTCGACATTGTTCATCACGT